CCCACTAGCTGATGACGAGGCACCAGAGAATCCGATTCGTCGATTTATTATTGGCCCTCAAATCTTCCAACTTATTAAGCAGGCTCTTATGGATCCTGACATGGAAGAATTGCCAACAGATTATACTGCTGGTGTAGACTTCCGTCTTAACAAAACATCAAAAGGCGGATATGCTGACTATTCAACATCAAACTGGGCACGTCGTGATCGTCCACTAGGTGATGCAGAGATGGCAGCAGTTAATACACACGGCTTGTTTGATCTTAATGACTTCCTTCCTAAAAAGCCAGATGAAACTGCGATTAAAGTAATGCAGGAGATGTTTGAAGCGTCAGTAGACGGTGAAGCATATGATGCAGAACGTTGGAGCAACTACTTCCGTCCAGCAGGTATGCAGGCACGTACAGGTGATCCAACTAAGGCAGCAAGCCCACAGGCAACTGCTACTAGTCAAAGCGCACCTGCACCAGAAGCAGCACCTGCTCCAGTAGCAGAAACTGCTCCTTTTACTCCTGATCCTGCTCCGGCAGCACCAGAGGCAGCACCGGCAGCAGAAGGCGGCAATGCGCAAGACATCCTTGCAATGATCCGCTCACGTCAAGGTTAAGAGCAACTAAAATGGGTTGCATTTACAATTTGCAACCCATATTACATTTGGCTTTTTAGGAGAAAACATGGCTAATAAATCATTCGATCCAACTAAGTTCCGCAAGGACTTAACAAAATCTATCTCAGGCATGAGTAGTGGATTTAACGATCCTAAAGACTGGATCAGCACAGGTAACTATGCACTAAACTATCTTATCTCAGGAGACTTTCACAAAGGTGTTCCGCTAGGTAAGGTTACTGTGTTTGCAGGTGAATCAGGCGCAGGTAAATCATATATCTGTTCAGGTAACATTGTAAAGGCAGCACAGGATCAGGGCATCTTTGTAGTACTAATTGACTCAGAGAACGCACTTGACGAATCGTGGCTACATGCACTGCAAGTAGATACATCAGAAGAAAAACTACTTAAACTTAATATGTCAATGATTGACGATGTTGCTAAAACACTGTCAACATTTATTACAGACTACAAAGCAATGGATGAAGAAGATCGTCCTAAAGTATTATTTGTAGTTGACAGTTTAGGTATGCTACTAACACCTACTGATATTGATCAGTTTAACAAAGGTGATATGAAAGGTGATATGGGTCGTAAGCCCAAGCAATTAACATCACTTGTTCGTAACACAGTTAATATGATTGGTTCATTAAACGTTGGGCTAGTATGTACTAACCACACTTATGCATCGCAGGATATGTTTGATCCAGATGATAAGATTAGTGGTGGTTCAGGCTTTATCTATGCATCAAGTATTGTTGTTGCTATGAAGAAGTTGAAACTGAAGGAAGATGAAGATGGTAACAAGATCAGCCAAGTTATGGGTATCCGTGCTGGCTGTAAAGTTATGAAGACTCGTTATGCAAAGCCGTTTGAAGGTGTGCAAGTAAAGATTCCATATGAAACAGGTATGAATCCTTACAGTGGGTTGCTAGAATTGTTTGAAGGTAAAGGTGTTATTGAAAAACAAGGAAACCGCCTAAAGTATGTTACTTCAACTGGTGAAGAAATTCTCGAATATCGTAAAAAGTGGGTAGGAGAGAACCTCGATAAGGTTATGTCAGATTACTTAGAAAAAGAAGCTTCTATGGTAAATATCGACAATGCTGCCGAAGAAGCAGTAGTAGATCTTAACGAGGAAGAATTCGAAAATGAATGAAGAAAATATTGCTGAAATTTGGACACTGTTTAAGGAATACTTAGACAAAAAGCAATTAGATATAGTAGCAGAAAAGTATATTGATCTTATGGCAGACTATGGCATAAGTGATATTACCCTTAAAGAAAGTTTGGGTGTAGACTCAACTCTTGATCATGCAATATGCTATTATCTAGATGACGAAGAAGAAGACGATGAAGAAGAATGGGATGAATAATGGGCTGGTATAGCGAGATATCTCGTGACGTAGGTGAAATTCCTAATGCTGTAGCATACTTTGAAAAGGAATTAGCAGATGCACGAGTTGAATGCAAACTGACAGGCAATGTAGAACGTGCGGCGGCAAGTATGCCGGGCATTGTCGAACATCGTTTCAATCAACTTCAAGAAATTGAAGCAATACTAAACTACTTAAATATTGAGCTACGCAGATTGCGTAGCTCATACTTTAAGAAATATCTCGAAAACTATCAACGAGCTCTGTCAAGCCGTGACGTTGAAAAATACGTAGACGGTGAGGCAGACGTTGTTGACTATGAAAAGATTATTAACGAGTTTGCACTAATGCGCAACAAATGGCTAGGTGTACTCAAAGCACTCGATCAAAAGCAATGGCAAATTACAAACGTTGTTAAGCTCAGAGTTGCGGGAATGGAAGATGCAAGTTTGTAAATACTTGCATGAATCCAGTAGAGTTTAAATCTCCATTATTTTTTTTAAATGAAAATAGATTAGATATAGCATGCAAGTTCTTGTATGTTAAAAGCTATCTTGAAACTAATGACGAATATATTTTTAATTTATATAGAAAAATAATATTGTTAAGAACCGGAGGATCCGAACCTTTTGATAATATGATTCCTAATCAAAAATCAAAAGATTCAGTAGACCAGTATGTATCTTCGTTTAATGAATTAATTTTAAATTTTAAAAATTACGGATATAATGACAACTATCCAGTTTATTGGGCAGCAAATTGTCTTGTTACAGGGTCTCATAGAATAGCATGTGCTTTATACTTTAATACTAACGTTCCGTCTATCAAGGTAAGTAAAAAGAGTAATCAGCAATGGGGAAGAAAGTGGTTTGAAGAAAACAACTTTGATAATAAGGACATTATCCTACTAGAAAAGGAAGTACAACAACATGAACAATTATGATAAAGTAAAGGATCTATTAGGATTTAAAACTAATAGCGAAAAACAATCAAACTATGCAGGTAAAAAATTTACAGCAGGATACCATGAGTTGACTATTGGAGGCGAACGTCTAGAAGGGCAACGAAATCCTAGTGCAAGAATTGAATCGTTAAATATTGACTTTACAAATAAGTCTGTACTTGATATAGGTTGTAATGCTGGCGGAATACTATTTGATTTACAAGATAAGATTAAGTATGGCCTAGGTGTAGATTATGATTATAAAATTATTAATTTTGCAAATAAAGTTGCTAGAACAGAAAATTATAAAAATTTAGATTTCTATACTGTTGATTTAAACAACGATAATTTTTCTGTAATAAACAATTACTCCGATCAAGAACAAAAATTTGACGTAATATTTTTGTTAGCAGTATGTATGTGGATTGATACTTGGGAAGAGTTAATTGAATGGACTCGAAAAAATTGTGAAATATGTGTATTTGAATCAAACGGAAAACCAAAGCAACAAGACAAACAATTGGCTAAATTGCAACAAGTTTACAACAGTGTAGAATTAATAAACGGTAATTCAGCAGACGACGATCATTATTTAAAAAATGACATTGCGGGTGTTAAACGTAAAAATCATCCTCTAAGAAAACTTTATATTTGTAGGTAACGTAACCCATGACACAATATACTATAATCACTAGTCTTAATAAACAATATCTTGAAGATACAGCTAAGGTCAATTTAGAAAGCTGGGCAAGAAATCTACCTGAAGATGTTGAAATAATTGCATATAGTGAAGAAGATCTTCGTTATAAAAACAATCGTATTATGTTTAGAGACTTGTATGCAGAAGCACCTGAACTAGTTGCGTTTAAAGAAAAATTTAAAGATAATCCAAATTACAATGGTAAACTTGGAACTAAGCTAGAAGGAAATGCTAAAGCATTTAAATGGAAGGGTATTAAGTTTGCACACAAAACTTACGCAATATTTTCAGGATCAAAAAAACAAACACAGGGGTGGTTAATTTGGCTTGATGCAGATGTGTTGATGCACGAACCTATTACCTATGAATGGCTTTCTGAAAAATTTCCTGCAGACAAAAGTATTGTGTATCTTGGACGTCCGGAAGCATACGACGAGTGCGGACTTATGGGATACAATTTAGACAACGAATTTGCAAAGAATTTTTTACAAAGATTTGAAACAGAATACAATAACGGATTACAGGGATATAGAGAAACACACGACAGCTGGATATTCTATCAGTTAAGATTAGCGCATAAAGATCAATCAGAATTTTTAGATCTTAATCCAAATCCTATTAATAATAAAAGTCCATTTAACAATAGTGGTATTAATAAAGTAATGGTACATACTAAAGGAAAAAAGAAACAAAAGCTACAGCAAAAGTTTCTAAAAAGATTTGAACTACAGCGTATGAGAGATTTAAAGGCAGCTAGAAAATGAAGGTAGTTGCAATAGAAGAATTAATGTGGAGCTGGCATCCACTGCCTAGCGACTGGATAGTAGCCCCCTTTGCAGATATAAAAACTATCGAAAGTGCAGATGTACTTGTACAATCAAATCAAAGTGGTAGTAAAAAAGAACGAAAAATCGGCCACATATACAACTATGTAAAGAACAGTAATAAGCCGTTTATTGTAACAGAAAGTGCAGTATTTAGAAAAAATATGCCGGATCCTAATCCTGCTAAACTAGGAAAAACATATCACCGTTACAGTTGGACTAGCTACTTTAGAGACGAGGGCGATTACTGTAATGCTAACAGTCCTAGTGATCGCTGGGAACAAGTTAAGAAGGATCAAAATCTAATTGTTAAACCTTGGCGACAAAAGGGCGATTATGTTCTTGTGATATTGCAGCGTCCTGGAGACAGTAGTCTTGTAAATTTATTAAAAAAATACGGATCTTACAAAAACTTTGTTACGCATACACTAAATGAAATTAAAAAGAATACTGATCGTCCAATACGTGTACGTATGCATCCATTAAGGATTGATCGACAAAAAGAAATATTAAAGGATTTTGATATAGAAATAAGTGATAATCTTACCGGCGCTGGATTACTATCTGGCGGCGATGGCTTGCAAAAAGATTTTGACAATGCATGGTGTGTAGTAGGATTTAATAGTAATGCACTAACTGAAAGTGTAATGGAGGGTATACCTACTTTTAGTATGTGCCCTAGCTCAATGGCATACGATGTGTCAGAAACAGATTTAAGTTTAATTGAATATCCTGTTGAACGAGAAAGACAACAGTGGTTAAATAACTTGGCGTACTGCCAATGGCGAGAAGACGAATGCCTAGCAGGATTGCCGTGGGAACATTTAAGGAAAAAATATGCCTAAGAATAAATTTGCAGATTTAACAATTCATCCTAGCAGTGCTAAATTAAGTGCTGGTAACTTTAAAGTAGAAAAAAGTGCATGGCATAAAGGTAATGTAAATTACTTCCCTGCAAAAAAAGAACAGTTTGCAGACTTAGATGCAATGGCCAAAGAATTTATATTTAATGGATATGGACCTGATTCTCCGATGTTTGGCGACAACGATACAGTAGTTACTATGGGCAGTTGTTTTGCTGATAGATTACGTAACTGGTTAACTGCTAATGGCAAGGGCACAAGTTATATTAATGTACCTGAAGGACTTAATAATAGTTTTGCTGTAAGACAGTATTTAGAATGGGCATTAACAGGAGATCGTAGTACCGATGCTTATTGGTACGATAACGATAAAGAGCTAGGCGCATATCAGTGGCAACCAGATGTAGAACAACAAAGGCTATTACAGCACTTTAAAGAAGTTAGTGCAGTAGTTGTTACTTTTGGATTAGGCGAAGTGTGGAAAGATGTTGAGACAAACAATGTGTTTTGGCGAGGAGTGCCTGCTAAGAGTTATAATCCTGCAAAACATAAATGTGTATCTAGTACAGTACAAGAAAATGTTGACAATATGAAACGTATTGCCGAACTTATCAAGACATATGCAGGTGCAGATAAAACTGTAATCTTTACATTAAGCCCAGTACCGTTGAATGCTACATTTAGTGATCGTCCAACAATGGTTAGCGATTGTGTTAGTAAAAGTATTTTGCGAGTAAGTTTAGACCAATTCTTTAATGAAAACGAACACAGTAACGTTTATTACTGGCCAAGTTTCGAAATGGTCAGATGGGTAGGCGCACACACTGATATTCCTACACTTTACGAAGATGAAACTACAAGACACGTAAACAACGATATTGTAAAAATTATTATCGAAAACTTTGTTGCCAAATTTTTCAAATAACAATAATGTGCGTATATAAATATCAGTATGAAAGTAGTATTGGTTACAGGTGGCTTTGATCCACTACACTCAGGACATATTGAGTATTTTAAGGAAGCAAAGAAATTAGGCGACAAACTTATTGTTGGTGTAAACAGTGATGCTTGGCTAACACGCAAGAAAGGCAGACCCTTTATGCCTTTCGAAGAGCGCATTAAAATTATTGATGCACTTGAGGTTGTTGACCAAACAACATACGTCATGAATGATAACGTAAACGATGACGCAGGTGGAGCAATCTTCCACACACTAGCAACACACGGCAATATTGAGATTATCTTTGCAAACGGTGGCGATCGCTCAGAAGGCCAGGTACCAGAAGAAGACCAATGGGGCAATGATCCTCATGTAACTTTTGTGTACGGCGTCGGAGGTAATAACAAAATGAATTCAAGCAGTTGGATACTTGACGAGTGGAAAACACAAAAGACAGAACGTGATTGGGGATATTGGCGTGTACTAGATGATAAGCCGGAGAAAGGTTACAAAGTAAAAGAACTTGTAATTTATCCTGGTAAGAGTCTAAGCGACCAACGTCATTTCAAACGTATGGAAGAATGGAATGTTCTTGAAGGTATAGTTAAGATGACTACTGAATATAACGGAATCACAGACACTATGCATCTTACTCCTGAAAATGTTACATACAAAGTAGGCAAAGAAGTATGGCACTTAGCACACAATCCCGGTAAGGAAAACGCTCACATACTAGAAGTACAATGGGGCGAGTGTTATGAAGAAGATATAGAAAGAAGAAATTAATGAAAGTATTTGTAGGATACGACACCCGTGAAGATATTGCATATCAAGTATGTAAGCATAGTATTGTAACTAAGCAGCCAGCGGCAGAAATACGTCCACTAAAGCAACAAGAGCTACGAGACGCAGGTTGGTATACTCGTCCTAAGGACAAACTTGCAAGTACAGAGTTTACATTTACTCGCTTTCTTATTCCTGAACTAATGAACTTTAAAGGATGGGCTGTGTTTATGGATTGCGATATGATCCTTACAACAGACATCAAAGAACTGTTCGATCAAGCAGACGACCGTTATGCTGTTATGTGTGTACAACACGATTACACACCTAAAGAAGGTACAAAGATGGATGGACAAAAACAAACTATCTATCCACGCAAGAACTGGTCAAGTGTGATGCTGTTCAACTGCGGGCATCCGAGTAATGCTAGACTTACACAGGATATGGTAAACGATCCTGAAATTAACGGAGCATACTTACACCGGTTTAGCTGGCTTAAAGATGAAGAAATTGGTAGTATTGATCATACATGGAACTATCTAGTAGGTGTGTATGATGATATCGAAACACCAAAACTAATACACTATACAGAAGGCGGTCCGTGGTTTGAAAATTATAGAGACTGCGAATTCCATCAATTATGGAAACATGAACTACAGGAAATGATGAATGGCTAGATACCTTGCAATAGACGAACAAGATATGATAGTGAAACCTTTAGCAGAAAGTGTGGGTGCTGAATTTATTAACAGTTACAAAAATTTACAAAATTATAGTAACTTAAACCCTGTAATGTTTCGGGGAATGACTGGAAGAAAGATAGTAGACGCTTGCAAGAAACAAAATCGAGATTACTATTATATTGATACTGGTTACATTGGTAATATGCAAAAACGTAAAGATTGGCATAGACTTGTAAGAAACGGTATGCAACATTCTAATATTAATTGGAAATGTCCCAAAGACAGATTTGAAAAGATTGCAGAAACTAAACCATATCTTAAATTTCCTGGATGGAAGAAAGACGGAAGATCAATACTTGTTGTTACTCCTTCTGAAAAGCCGTGTAAATTTTACGGCATTGATAGAAATAAATTTGTTGAAGAAACTATTGCAACACTTGAAAAACACACTGATAGACCTATAATAGTTAGAGATAAAGTAAACAGACGAGACAGAGTAGGCGATGGTAGCATATATGCACAACTAGAAGACGACGACATCTATGCCGTAGTTACATATAATAGTATAGCAGCAACTGAAGCAATTGGATTTGGCATACCGTGCTTTACACTTGCGCCTAATGCTGCTGATTATTTTTGCGAAAAGGATTTAACTAAAATAGAAACACCGAAATATCTCGAGGCAAAAGCAGTTGAAAAATGGCAGCATTGGCTAGCATACTGTCAATATACTGCTACAGAGATGAAAGTAGGTACAGCCATGGACTTATTAAGGAGATATCATTTATCATGACACTTTCTGTTGCATCTTACTTAATGGGAATTCCTCCTGGTAATACAAATACTGAAAAACCTGCAATCATTGTAAACTTCATCGAAGGAGTATGGAGGTGCGGCGACGAAGGTACTATTGTTACTGATTATAATCCAGTATCGGCAGATGTTGCTGTTGTACAAGGATTTGTTCATCCCGGAAGTAAAAATAGTTTACATTTAAATTTACGTAAAAACGTTTTTGAAAAACAACAAAGAGAAAATAAACGTAGTATTATAGTTGATAGTAATTTATTTTTATATGCTGATCCTAAAAATACGAAACAATATTTGCGTTATAGTTATGATGGTATTTTTCCAACTACTGGCGAATATTGTAATGACGCTCCGGATCCCACGCGATGGGAAAAGATGCGTCGAGATCTAAAGATAACTGTAAAGCCTTGGCAAAGCCAAAAAGGTAAACATATTCTTATAACATGTCAGCGTGACGGTGGCTGGAGCATGGACGGACAATCATTGATGCCATGGTTGCTTAAGACTATTAAAGCTATAAAGAATACTACTGATAGACCTATAAGAATTAGATTTCATCCTGGAGACAAAAAAGTTTTAGATCATAAACGTTCAATAGCTAGATACAGATTACCAGGAGTTAGTATCAGTCATTATGAGAATATACTACAGGACTTTATCAATTGTCATGCTGTTATAAGTTATAATAGTAGTCCTGCAATTGCAGCAGCTATCGAAGGAGTTCCAATTTTTGTCCTTGATCCTAAACGAAGCCAAGCAGCGCCGGTTGCACATACTGACCTAAATGACATAGAAAAAATACAACATTTTGATAGAGAACATTGGCTAAATTCAATAGCACAAATGCATTGGACTTTGAGTGAATTAAAGGATGGAACAGCATGGAGACACCTACGAAAATGGGCAAAAAAATAACAGTAGTAACTACATTTCATAGCAAACATTATAGTGTTTATGGAAGAAACTTTTTAGAAAGTTTCGCAGAAAAAGTTGATAAGCGTATAGAACTAATTGTATATGCAGAAGACTGTAAGCCTGCTAATCCGGACCCTAATCGTATTACAATACTAGATGCTGTAGAATCGTTGCCTAAACTAGTTGCATTTAAACAATGCTGGAAAGACGACCCTAAAGCAAACGGTATCCCTCCAGACGATATTAAAGCACGTAGACCGCGCGATTGGCACAAGGAATTCAAATGGGATGCTATACGCTTTGCTAACAAGACATACGCAGTGTATGACGCTTGTACACGCTCTAAGGACTGGTGTGTGTGGATGGATGCAGATAGTATTATTCATAGCCCGTGGAGTTACGAAGACTTTGCTGAACTATTACCTGATACTAGCTGGATCACATATGTGGGCAGAGGTAAAGGTTCTCAGACATGGCCAGAGTGTGGCTTCTATGGATTGAATCTAAAAGATCCTTGGTGCCAAGACTTTTTAGCAGAGTTCGAACGTATGTACGAAGATGCAGACAACGGTATATTCAAATTAGAAGAATGGCATGATAGTTTTGTGTTTGGACACATCCTTAACAATATGAAACAAACTGCTCCTAACGTACTAGACTATTCAGCAGAAATATATCTATCAAATACTGCTAAAACAGGCGGCGGAGGTCATCCGCTAATTAATAGTAAATTAGGTCAATGGATGGATCACATGAAAGGTGATCGTAAATTTGTAGGCAAATCTAAGAAGAAGGATCTTATGGGAAACCGTAAGGAAGCATATTGGCAAGATGCAGTTTAACTTACATGAAAGATACGGCGCTCGCAATAGTAAGCCTGTGTTTGATGCCTTTCGTGCTGGTGCTAATGCTCTCGGGCATAGTGTTGTTGTTGACGGTAATGACGGCATTGATGTTATTTGGAGCGTACTTTGGAACGGTCGCATGTCTGGAAACCGTGCTATTTGGGAAAGAAACATTTCACAATCCA